CTACGGACTTTTAATCCGCAGGTCGTAGGTTCGAGTCCTACTGGGGGCACTTTCGCCGTCCGGGCTGGGAGTTTCCTCCATCAGCCAATCAAGGCTCACGCCTGTCGCCATTGCCCAAGCCAGGATCACTGGCCGGCGAGGCGTGGTGGTCCCCTGCTCCGCCCGTGCGACGGTTGCGCGGCCCACGCCCATCAGTGAAGCCAGCTCGCCCTGGTTGAGTTCTGCGTGCTCACGCGCCTTACGCAGCTTGTCCGGCTGCGTCCACATCGGGACTACCCCTGCCTCATGCGCTCTGGTCATGTTGATCACTGTAGGTGCATGCGCCAACTTGCGCAACTAGAAACAAACCGTGGGTAGGTTGCGTTTCTGATCAAATTCGATCACTCTGTGTCTGTGGATCACATGGATGTAATTGGCGCAGCCGAAGCCGCTCGGCTCCTCGGTGTGAGCAAAGCCACCGTGAACCGCCGCGCCGCAGCCGGCCAACTCACCGCTCGCAAGATGCCTGGCGTAACTGGCGCGCACCTATTCGACCGCGACGAGATCGAAGCTCTCGCGAAACCGAAGGCGGACGCATGACGACCAGAGGCAATATGGCCATCACCCACGAGCAGGTCATAAGCGCGCTCGAAACGTTGGGGATCACACGCGGCGCAGAGCAGAACGTGGTTACGAGCGTCCTACTGACGCCCCACGAGGTGCAGGTGTCCCGCGTAGTGCGCGGTGACAACAAGAACCTCGTAGAGGCGACCGAGACCGTGCGAGTCAAGGGATGAAACGCAATCACCCGCACGCGCCGGACACCGTGACCGAGGACCAGGTGCGCCGCGCCCTCGACGCCCTGGGCATCAACGCGATCGGCCTGTTTGCTGTCGAGATTGGCCGCGTCGAGGGCACGGTGCGCGTCGAGCGTCTCGTGACCGACTCGGAAGGCCGCTACGTGATCGAGGGCACCGAGTACGTCACCGAATCACACACGCTGGACGTGATCTGATGGCCGCGTTCCACCACGTTTACTGGAAACTGCAAGAGGGTGGCGGCATCCGTGCCGACTTCAGTTGTTACGCGCCCGACACCGAAATTTGCCGCCAGCACTGCTTGAACGGCTGCGAGACGCTGCCATGCGATCACATGTCCCTCAACGATCCAGGCAAATGCTTATTCGCTGATTGGTTCGACGCGTCGGGCGACGACGCGGCCGAAATGTACTCGGGCGAAGATACGACACCGCACGACGGCCCCGTAGACCCACAGTGGGAAGGCGACTACTACACCTGGACTTACGCCTCCAGTCCCGAGGTCGGGCAATGAGTGACCGCTACGTGACGCCCACAGACCGCCCTCAGTGGCCCGTGAAGAAACTCGCCGGCTGGGCCGCGCTGATCCTCACCTCGTGGGTGCTGCCGTTCGCCTGTGGCTTCGCAGCCGTGTACGTCCTGATGCGGATGTACTTCGCCGCCGGCGGTAGCTGGTGAGTCGGGTAGCGATCCTAGGCCCCAACTACGCCCGAGTGAAGGCCGCGATCGAGTCGACCGACTCCTCGATTCTCCCGACAATTCCTCGGTCCGCGTATCTACTGTCGACACGCACTGTGCGGTACCACGGCGCGGCGCGTGGACTGTCGCTGGACGTTCTCATTGTCGTCTGTCGGCGCGACGAGTTCCCCGATCTGCTGCAAGTGATCGATTCCATGCAGCCGTGCTTCGCCACCACCCGGACACCCGAAATCAGATGGCTGATCGAGCGATGAGTTGGCCGTTCGACTCGCAGGACCGGGACGCGATCCAGACGCTCGCGTTGACCGGACGCGAGCTGCGCACCCTCGCCGCTGCCGCCTACAACCGTGCAGAGCTGGCCTACGCCGAGAACGACGTGGTGTCTCAGGCCCACGAACTCGATCGAGCTGCCTACTGGCAGCAGGCAGCGGCCGGCTTCCCATGAAGGACTTCGGAGACCGTCTACGCCGCGTCGTGTGCGACGTGTGCGAGCGCCCATTCGATCCGAACCGGATCATCCCCAACCCGAACATTTGCCGCGACTGCCGCGCAATCGTGAACCACCTCGCAGCCCCGATGCTGCTGGACGAGGACGGTGAGGCCCCCGCCTGACCGTCCTATTTGCTGTGCGTCGCTATCTGGTGAGTCCGACGTTAACCGACCGCTCTAGGCATGTGGACCCTTACGAAGCCGACCGGACCTAGCTGGTTGGACCTGCCCTCGACTGATCATCGAGACGTGGGTAATACCTGAAATGCCTTGCGACCCAACCGGGACGCGAGGCTATAGGCGTTGGCGCGGACAAACGGGGTTCGGAAATTTGGGAGGTCGCTTGGGAGGTCCCCAAGCAAGGCCGCAATTCCATCTTCGTTTCGGTGACCACCCACACTCATAGAGAGGACCTATCAGATGGCCAGCCCCGTTGTAACTCTCTACAGTCGGTCGGCTCCGATCATCCGAGCCACCAACGAGGCTCTTACTGAGGTCGGTCTTGCTATCCGTGTGAACTCTGGTCCACCTCCCCCGTCTGCGTCATTCGTGGTGTCGCACAAGGCCGAGACCCGAGAGATGGTCGTCATGTCCCATCGCCTCGGTGCCGGCGTAGCTCTCATGCCTGAGCACGCTCTGCTGCTGTCGTCGTCGGCTCGTGCTCGTGGCGGGCTGATCCTCGTCGGCTCTGATCACCAACTCGAAGAACCCAACCCCGAAGAAGGAGCACTGTTCTGATGGAGAAGGACATAGCGACACTGTTGGACGCTGCTGCGTTCCAAGCGGCCGATATGGTCGGGCCGGCGATCGTGCTGGAGGGCGCCGGCCGGCATCTGCTCGATCGACTCGACCTGAACGACCCTCACCGGTTCGCTGTCATATCGGCGGTCGGCTCGATCACGGCGGCGCGGAAGTCGTTGGAGTCGGCGGCCGAGGAGCTGCTCGCTGTCGTCGCCCAGGACGGCGCAGACATGCTCGCCGTCGAAGTGAACAACGGCGAAATCAAGCAGCAGGTGGAGGTCCGCGTCACGTCGCAGAGCTACCGGTGCGAGTCGCAACGTGTGTACGCGAACGGCGATGTCGTCCGGTGCGACGGGGTGCGTGGCCACGGGGCCAGCATGCACGGCGATGCAGCACTGGGCCTGTCCTGGCGCAGCGACGACGAAGGTGTGCGGAACTGATGGCCGGCCAGTTGTTCCCGCTCGACGGCCTGCCTGGTCGGTTCGGGTCGATGTCGTACGACGCGGCGCGAGGCATGATCGTCGTCCAGGTCGATGACGCCGAGGGCAACGTCATGGCGTCGATGTCGTGGGCGTACAGCGAGCCCGTGGTGATCGAGGAGCCGGCACCCGAGCCTGTCGAGCCGCCGGCCACCGATGAGCAGGTGACCGAATCATGAGTACTCTTCGTCAGCTGTTCCACGAGCTACTAGGCCACAAGGCATGGGTGGAAGTAGTGTTCGAGCGCCCCAGCCGCCGTCGCGGCGTGCTGATCGAGTGCGATTGCGGAACCCGTTGGATCGGGCGTGACCGCTTCACCCGAGGGCAAATCGGGCTATGAGCCGTTGCCGTGGGCGTGCTGATGAGTACGAGTATGCGAATGTGCCTGGTGGACAGTGGCGTACGAAGCGCGAGGCGGCAGAGCTGCTGTGTGCTGGCTGCCCTGTCATGGCTCGTTGCGCGCACGACGCACTCAAGCTGCACGCTCTCGGCATGGTGTGGGCCGGCGTCCCGATACCCGACCACCACAACGCAGAGCACGTCGTGGAGGCACGACTCATGCTGACGAGGAGGGCACGTGGCTGAACAGGACCGCCGGCCACCCATACCGGACGACATGGCCCGCCGTGTGCGTGACCGCGCCGGCCACGTGTGCCAGAAGTGCGGGTCAGATGACCGCACCGAGATAGACCACGTGATCCCGTGGGTGATCGTGCGAGAGCACAAGATCGAGAACCTGCAACTGCTGTGCTTCCCATGCAATAGGCGCAAGGGAAAGAAGGTGGAGGCCAACCGCAAGACGTGGTTCCACGCTGACTACTTCGGTGCGAGCGCATGACCATCATTCATAGCGATGCATGGTCATCCATAAAGTCATGCATCGCGCTGCATGATCATGCAGTCATGCATGCAGCCGGCGGGCGGTCTGTTTTTGCAAAGGGGGCCGATGACACTACGGGGCTCCGAAAATTTGCACCCCCCAGGGTGTCGAGAGGTCGAGTACCACATGGCGGGATGGATGGCGCTGCATATTCATGCACAAACCATGCATGGTCTGGTGTGAGAGTATGCATGAACCTGACCGATCTATGCAAGAAATGAGGTGGGCCGAATGGCGGTGATTCGCAACGCGACCTTCGAGGCTGCGGTGGACCAATACTGTAACGCAAACGACGACTGGATGGGCGACGACGAGCTGCCCTTCGTCTCGGCGCTGTTCTACATCGCCCGCCAGCTCGACAAGGCGTCGAACAGTGCGCGTGGCCTGCCGACCGGTCTGACGCAGGAGTACCGGATGCAGTTCGTTGAACTGCACAAACACAAGCCGGTGCGTGAGGGTGAGCCGAAGAAGGACGCTCTGGACGAGGTGCTGGCCGGCATCTTCAAGGACGCGCAGGACGAATGACCGCGCCGGCCCTGGTCGATGCGCCTGTCTGGATGCCCACTCGCTACACGCGCCCGATCGAGAACCCCGACTACACCGAGGGCAACCGGCTGATCAAGCTCGCCGAGGCCGTGTTCGTGTTCGAGCAGTCCGACGACTTCGGCCTGGACGAGTGGCAGAAATGGCTGATCCGCGAGGTCCTGCAGAAGTATCCACGCGACTACGAGGACCCGGCGCTCGCCGGCAAGCTCGTCTACCAGCAGGCTGTCATCTCGATGGGCCGCCAGAACGGCAAGACGGTGCTCGGCGCGGTGTTCGCGCTGTACGGACTGATCCTCATGGTCGAGCGTGCACCGGACGTTATCTCGCTCGCGTCGACCGTCGAGCAGGCGAAGAACCTGTACCGGAAGACGCGGTACTGCATCGACAACGTGCCGGCGCTCGAAGCTCGGTTCAAGACCACCGACCGTTCCGGGATCACCAGCAAGAACCCGAAGAAGCCGGCGAACTATGTCGTCAAGGCAGCCGGGGATGGCAAAGGGCTACAGGGCTTTTCGGGCTGCCTGATGCTGCTCGATGAGCTGCACATCCTCAAACCGGGCGCGTGGAATGCCCTCGTGCTCGGCGCGTCCGCGCAGCCAAAGGCCCTCGTGCTCGGTCTCACCACTTCCGGCGACGACAATTCCGAGCTACTCAAGCTGCTCTACGCGACGGGCGAGGCAGCCGCCGCGAAGGCCGACGACCACAACCCGAGGTTCGGTTTCTTCTTCTGGGTGGCCGATCCGGCGCTCGAACTGTACGACCCGCAGGCGCTCATCCAGGCCAACCCCGCGATCGCATCCGGCCGGCTCGATCTGGAGTCCGAACTGCGCAACGGAAAAGGCATGCAGGAGAGCGAGTATCGGCGCTACCGCCGTAACGAGATGGTGTCGGTGGAGAACATTTGGATGCCGCTGCCGGTGTTCCAAGCGACCAAGCACGGACCGATTCCCGATGCTGCGCGCCGGCAACCGCTGATCATTTCCTACGCCCGGTCCCGCCACTCGTGGGACTACGTGTCCATCGTGGCGTCGGTGAAGCACAACGAGGTGGTCTACACCGAGCTGATCGCCACGATCACCTACGGCAACACCGAGCTTCTGGAACGGAAACTGGTCGAGCTGAACCGCCGCGTCAACGTCGAGAAGTTCATCACCGACTCCGAGACGATGCGAAAAACCGCGTGGACGCTCCGTGAGGAACATCACCTGCCGTCCGAGTACATGACCCGTGGCGACATCGCGAACGCGACCGCTGCCGTGCACTCGATGATCAAGGACGCCCGACTCAAGCACGCCGGCGACCCGGAGGTCGAGCAGCAGATACCGAAGGCCGTCACGGTGTCGGCCGGCCAGGGCGTCGTGCTCGACATGAACAAGTCGCTGGGCAACATCGACGCGGTGTACGCGATGGTGATGGGCGTGTTCCAAGCCGAGCAACAGCAGCCGATGGCGATACCGCTGAGCTTGCCTTTCTGAAAACCCGGACATGAGAATCACACGAGTGGGATTAGCGTCTCCCAGCAATGAACGCCATCGGAAGATTCTTCGGGTTCGGAGACCTCGTGGAGACACGAGGCGGTTCGGTCGACTCTGCAGGAGGTGACTCGCCGCTACTCGGCGTAATGCCCCCTCCGCGTGACTCTTTCGAGTACGTCTCGCCGCGTGAAGCGATGAAGGTCTCGGCCTACTCACGCTCGCGAGAAGAGATCACGACCATGCTCGCGTCGATGGCCGCGACCGTCCGGCAGGGCCGCACCGGCCCATTGCTGGACGAGCAGAGCCGGCAGTTCCCCTCGATCGTCACGCAGCCGAACCTCGACATCGACTACGAAGAGTTCGTGGAGGTCTCGATCCACGACCTGATCGACCACGGCGAGTTTATCTGGCTGAAGGTCGGTGACCCGCAGGTGGTCAACCTCGTGCCCATCTCGCCCGAAGAGATGACAATTGTCCGCGATCGTCTGCCGGATGGCACGTGGGGACGAACTCGCTACGCGCACATGGGAAAAGAGATTCCACGCTCCCGCATCATCCACAAGAAGCACACCGCCGTCACGAACGAGCCACGCGGCACCGGCCCCCGCCACCACGCGCAGACCGACCTCCGCGCCGCGATCATCCTCGCCAAGTTCCAATCCGACTGGTTCGGCAACGATGTCCCGCCGGCGACCCTGAACACCGACCAGCACCTCAACGGCGCGCAGCAGGAAGAACTCCAGGCGCGGTGGAACAAGTTCGTCACCTCGCACCAGGGCCAGACGGTGATCCTGTCGTCCGGGCTCAAGCTCGAACCGATGCAGCTAAAGCCCGTCGAGGCGCAGATGCTCGAGGTATCCGACGCGATCGACCGGAAGATCGTCCGATCGATGGGCACGCCGGCGTTCGACCTGTTGGTGCCCGGTGGCACCGAGTCCCGCACGTACCAGAACCTCGAACAGTCCACACTGCAGTTCCTCACGACGACCCTCGCTCTGTACATGAACAAGTTCGAGCGCGGACTGTCGGCCGCGATCCCCGCCGGTCTACGCGTGGAGCTGGACGAGAGCGGCCTGCTCCGCATGGACAGCAAGACCCGCGCCGAGGTCGACACCGCCAACATTCAGAACGGCACCCGCACCACGGACGAACTGCGCGCCCGCGACGGACTGAAGCCCCTACCGAAGCCCGACCCCGCGCCGACACCGACGAAGGTTCCGAGCGAGCGCCTGGACCAGCCGAAGGAAATCGACGCATGACCGTCCATGTCGTCACCGGCCCACCATGCGCCGGCAAGTCCACGTTCGTGAAAGAGAGCGCCGCGCCCGGTGATCTGATCATCGACTTCGATGCTCTCGCAAATGCTTTCGGATCGGTCACCGCGCACGACTCGCCGCTACCGTTCCGGCGCGTCGTGCAGTCCGCACGCCGCGCAGCGATCACCCAGGTACTCATGGGCGTAGTCGAACACGCCTGGATCATCGACCGATCCTGATCGGTCGATGATCGCGCAGTACTCCCGCGCCGGCGCAGAGTTCCACACCATCGACCCCGGCCAGAACGAGTGCCTACTGCGCGCAGACCGCGACGGCCGGCCGCACTGGACCGCCGACCAGATACGCCGGTGGTACCGACGCAACCCCACGAAGAGGACAGCATGAACGAAAGCATCATCACCCGCTCCGCGCCCGTGCTGGACGAGGTGGAAATTCGCACCGCCGCGATCGGCGTCGTGGACGAGCAGACCCGCATCATCTCCGGTATCGCTGTCCCGTTCGGCCAGCCGACCGAGATTCGCACGAAGGCCGGTAGTTACCAGGAGTCGTTCCTGCGCGGCGCGTTCGATGACAACGCGCCGGCGACCGTCCACGCGAACCACAGCTACCAGACTCGCGGTGACCTCCCGATCGGAACGCTCGTCTCGGGCAAAAACCGTGACGACGGCTACTACGTCGAGTGCCGCATCGCGAACACCGCTCGCGGTGACGAGGTGCTCGAACTCGCACGCGACGGCGTGCTCAAGTACTTCTCGGTCGGGTTCCTGCCCGGTACCCACGAGACGCGAGACGGCGTGCTCGTCCGCACCAAGGCGACACTGCGTGAGGTGTCCATCGTAGAAACCCCCGCCTACAAGGGCGCGGTCATCGAAAGCGTGAGAAGCGCTGCAACAGAACAGGATCAAGAGATGACACCCGAGGAAATCAAGGCACTGATCGAGGGACACCCCGAGGTCACGCAGCTCCGCGCAGACAACGAGACGCTGCAGCGTCGCATCGGAGTACTCGAAGACGGTGGCGGCACCGGCACGCAGACCCGGACGTTCAAGTACCAGACCGCCGGCGAATGGTTGAAGGCGCTGTACGCGGGCGAGACCGACGCGGCCGACGAGTTCCGCGCTGCCGTCGAGTCGGTCGAAACCCGCGCCTACGAGGGTCAGACCCTTGCCGACACCGAGCTGCAGCCCGCCTGGATGCAGAAGGCACTCAAGCTCATGGACGAGCGCCGGCCGCTGAAGGGCCTGTTCACCCAGGAGCCGCTGCCGTCGAAGGGCATGTCGATCGAGTACCCGGTCGTACTCTCCGAGAGCGGCAACGTCGAAAAGCAGCTCAACGAGGGCGACGACCTCGCGTACACCGAAATCAAGATCGGCACCCGCAACGCTGTCGTGGAGACGTTCGGCGCGTACACCTCGCTCTCGCGCCAGCTCATCGAGCGCGCCACGATCGACCACCTCGGCGCCGCGCTGAAGTACCAGATCATCTCCTACGCCCGCTCGTCCGAGTTGCAGGTCCGCAACTTCTTCAACTCGCTGAGCGCTACAGTCGTCGGCCCCAATCAGGTGCAGGGCATCGACGCCGGCGCAACGATGCCGGACTCCGGCCCCGAAATCATCGACCTGATGATCGACGCCAAGGCCATGATCGAGGACAACACCCCCGGCGGTGCGCTCGCTGACTTCGCTCTCGTCAGCCGCGACGTGTTCAAGCAGATCGCCGCGATCGTGGACTCGACTGGTCGACCACTGTTCGACGTCAACAACGACGGACAGAACACCTTCGGCACGCTGAATATCCGAGCGCAGGAACTCGGCGGCAGCGCGGCCGGCATCCCGTTCGTCGTCGGACCACGCCTCGCAGCGAACACGTTCGCGGTGTGCGCCAAGGAAGCAATCACCACGCAGGAATCCGCCGGCGCACCGTTCCGTCTGCAGGACGAGAACGTCATCAACCTGACCAAGGACTTCTCGGTGTACGGCTACCAGTCGATCTACAGCGAGCAGCCCAAGGCCATCGTCAAGATTCGCTGGGGCGCATAGTGACCACGCCGATACCGACCCACCCCGACGCGGTGCCCTCGCCCGAGGAGTTCCGGGAGTTCGTCGGTGCCGGCGAGTCCGACGACGACGTACTGGCACGGGAACTGGCAGCAGCCGTCGACATGCTCGACGACTTCTGCCGGGACCCGATCCGTCCAATCCCCGACGCGATGATGAAGCGCTGGTACCTCAAGGTCGGTGCCGAGATGTTCGATGACCAGAAAGGTCCGAGCACCTACACCGACCGGTTCGAGAACGTCGTGCAGGCCCGCTCGTCCCGCGACCCGCTGCACGTCGTCATGCGCGAAGTCCGCAGGTACGTGAGTTTCATATGAACCTCGCACAGACCCGCGCCGAAATCATCGACTCACTGGAGCAGGCCGGCCTCCGGGTGCAGGGCTGGGAAGTCAAGCAGGCGGTGCCGCCGATCGCCATCGTCGTGCCGGCGGTGCCGCACATCGAGACCCAGGTCGACGGCGTGAGCCACGGTAAGCCGTTCATGACGAACTGGCTGATCCAGCTCGTCGCCGGCCGAGGCACCGCTGAGACGGTGCGGACCGCGCTGGACGACATGGTGACCAAAGCTGTGTTCGCACTAGAACCGGGAATGGTTGGCATACAAGTTAATTCGCCACTGTTCGAGCAGGGCGACAATCCCAATCTGGGCGCTGAAATCACGGCGTCCATCGCTATCTCAATGAAAGAGGACTGACATGGCTTTCACCAAGGGACAGAACCTGTCCATCCTGGTCGACGCTGAGCAGTGGAACGCTCACGCGAAGGATATCCGCGTCGAGCCCGACGACGGCGAGGAGAACGAATTCCTCACGTTCGCGGCCTACTCCGAGGGTGATACCGACAAATGGTTCCTACGCGGCACCGCATTTCAGGACTTCGCGCCGGACTCGTTCTGGACGTGGGCATGGCTCAACTCCGGCCAGACCGTCCCATACATCGTTGCGCCGTACGGCAACCCGGTGGCGTCTGAGGCTCAGCCTCACTACGCCGGCGAGGTTCGCATCTCCCGCAAGCCCGGTCTCGGCGGCGAGGTGAACGAGCCGTTCGAGTGGGAGTTCGAGTGGGAATGCACCGGCACTCCCGAGCGCAAGATCGCGGCGTAGCTCATGGCGGTGATGAAGGTCCGGACCGAGGTCGACGGCATCGTGCCGTTGATCGACAAGCTGACCGTCTTCCGCAAGACGGTCCGGCAACTCAAGCCGGCGTTCGAGAAGATCGCTCAGCGGACCTTCATCATGGCCCGGTTCCTCGCCCCGGTCTACGGCGGCAAGACCAAGGCATCGATCCGGGCCAAGGGCTCGAACATGCAGGCCTACGCCAAGGCCGGCGGCGCGTCGCACAAATCCCACGGTGGCGGCATCTACGTGAAGATGAACCACTTCGGCACCCGCTGGGATCCACAAGCGCCCTACCCGTTCATGTTCATCACTCTCGCCGCGCAGGCCAGATTTGCCCGCGACGACATCGAACGCGAAGTCATCAAAAAGAAAGAGGCAGCAGGACTATGAGCTTCACCGACACACTCAACAACCTCACCGGCCGGCAGATCAAGCGCGTCGAGCAGCTCACCGGCACAGTGCTCGACAAGTCCGATTCGATCGGCCTCACCTACGCGGTCGGCTACGTCCTGACCCTGCACCACGAGCAGGTCAAGAACTTCGGCCAGCAGGAGCGAGACGGTTTCGAGGAGTACCTCGACGGCGTGACGTACCTCGAAGTCCGCAAGGCCACCGGCCAAGAGGACGAGGAGTCCGACCCAAAAGACAACGGCGCATACGTCTAGACCACCAGGCGAAGCAGCTCGCCACGTTCTGCATGCTCACCGGGCAGACGCCGGCCGTCTATTACGACCTGACTCTCCGCGAGCGCAACGCATTCATCGAAGTAGCCAACAAGCGAGCGAGGAAACGGAAATGACGGTCACCACCGAGAACGGCTGGGCTCAGATCGGCAACCCGACAAGACGCGGCATCGTCGGAACGAACATCGTCCTACCGCTGCACTGGCATGACGCCGGCTTCGTCCTCGCCGCGTTCGCCGGCATGTACAACCGCGTCATCGAACCACTGTCCGGGGGCGCGTCCGACGAGGGCGGCTGGACACCGACGAACTCGGTGTGGAACTCGAATCACCTGTCGGGCACTGCGATCGATCTGAATTGGAACAAGTATCCGTTCCGCAGGTACACGATGCCCCGTGACCGCGTGGACCGGGTGAAGGGTCTCCAGGTCGACTTCCGCGGATTGATCGACTGGGGCCGCGACTGCTGGGGCGGCAACCCAGTGGACGAGATGCATTACCAAGTCGCCAAGGGCAAGCCGATGCAGGCCTACGTCGACTTCGCCAACGAGCTGCGCGCCGGCCTGTTCGGACTGTACGGCGGCACAGCGCCCACGCCCGCCCCCGTCGTCGTGCCCAACCCCGGCGTCGGTGGCGGCTCCACGTTGCTGATGCGCGGCTCACGAGGTGACGCGGTGCGCCGGCTACAGGAGCGGCTCAACGCGCACTACCCGCTGTACTCGCGGCTCGTGGTCGACGGCGACTACGGCCCGGCGACCGAGGGCGTGGTGCGTGAGTTCCAGAAGCGCGCCGGCCTCCTGGTCGACGGCATCGCCGGCCCCGCCGTGCACGCGAAGTTGTACCTGTGAGGTACGGCGTGCAGACCCTCGCCACAGCGGTGGTGCTCGGCGTGGTCGCCGGCATCACCGCCGCGACGAGCTACCTCCTTCGGACCGAGCTGCCGTCCGAAACCCAACTGATGGAAGAGAAATCATGACCGCGCCCAAGGGTCCGCTCGAACTCGTCCGCGAGGAAATCATGCGCCGCCTCGGACCTGAAATCGACGCTCGGTTCGAGCAGCTCACGCCGATCCTGATCAAGGCACTGAACCGCGATCAGCCGCTCGAAACCGTGCCGGACCCGCCTGCGGTCGCGCCGGCCACCGCAGCCAAGCGCACGACCGTGCAGGGCGTCGTCGCCCTGGTCCTCGCCGGCGTGCTTGGCTTCGCTGCCGACGCGGTGAGCGACGAGAACTTCCAGATATTCGACCTGTCCGACTGGAAGGGTCTCGGCTCCGGTGCCGTGGTCGCCGGCATCATGGCACTGCTGGCATTCGGGCAGCGCAAGATCGGGCGCTGATGAACGAGCGTGCGGTCCTCGCGGCCGCGCAGATGCTCTCAGTGCTACTGGCCGGCGGGTCGGTCGTCGTCGGTGCGCTCTATGCCGGCCCTGAGATTCTCGTGCGCCGGCCACTGCCTCCGGGGCAGGAGACGCTCGTCGTCGTGGTCGAGCATTTCTTCCCGGTCTGGCCGTTCTTGTTCGGCGTGACCGGCGTAATTGCGATGGTGGCCGCGCTACGCCGGCGAGGCGTCATCGTCGGACACGGCCTGGTGATCGGCGCGTGGGCGTTCTACGGCCTGTGTCTGATCATCGCGCCGATCCGATCGGTACCGCCGACCCCGATCCTTGTCGGCGTCATCTCACTGTTCATCGTCGTGGCCGCTCACATCGGCGCTATCCGCCTGTGGGCGGCACTCGGAGTGAAGTAATGGATACCGTCGCGATCGTCGTCGCAGCCATCGGCGCGATCGCCACCGCCGTGTCCAGCGTCGTCGTCGCCCGCAACCGCGTGCAGACCGAGAACACCGTCGCGATCGTCAAGTCCAACTCGATGCTGCACCGGCAGGTCGCCCGCCTGGACGAGTGGAAGATCGCCGGCCGCTACTACATCGCACGGTTACGAGGACAGTTGGCCGACAACGGAATTGAACCACTGCCCCTGCCGGCTCAGCTCCAGGAGGACTTGAACGATGGCTGACAAGAACGTCGTAGACATCTACATCAAGGGCCACGAGAAGGATGTCCTCCGAGCGATCGACCGCGTGAAAGCCGCGCTCCAGTCGATCCGCAACACCACCGCCAAGGTCACCGTCGATGTGGACGACGGCGCTCTCTCGCGGCTGCGCGCCGAGCTGGCTGCCATCCGCAACGCGACCGTCCGCGCCCGCGTGGAGGCCGACACCACCGAACTGACCCGGCTCCGGCAGCAGCTCGCGACACTGCGCGATCGCACCGTCCGCGTCGATGTCGACCTGGACTCGGCCGGTGCGCTCGCCGGGCTCAGCGCGCTCGACGCCGCACGCGGAAACGTCACCGTCAACCTCGACCTGGACACCTCCACCGCGGCCGCCGAGTTGGCCGCGTTCATCGCAGCCGTACCACGCAACGTCACGATCAACCTCGACCTCGACCTGGCTACTGCCGCAGCAGAACTCGCCGCGTTCCGTCTCGCGATGGTCGGCCTCGGCAACGTGGGCAACGGCTTCGGACCGGGCAGCGCCGCATCCGGTATCCGCTCGATGGGCAGCGCCGCGTCGATGGCAGCGCCGGCCATCGCGGCCGCAGCAGTCGCCCTCGCCCCGCTCGTCGGTGCCGCCGCCGGCGCAGGCGTGTTCGCAGTAGCGGCCGGTCTCGGCGCTGTC